ATACGACCCTGCGCATCCTCATAAAGGTATCCAAGTCCAGAAGTTGCTAGTGCGCTAACTAAAGAATATACGTTAGTTCTACTTGCGCTACGATCCGTTAATTCATAATTACCTGTATCAATAGTTCCAACGCCACTATTTTCAGCATTAGCCCAAGTGGTTGTTGGGTCATAAGTTGCCCAAGTGAGAGCGGCTGGAACTTCGCTCCAAGTATTGAAAAGCACATCACGCAAGACAGATGCTATTTGCTCGCCATCTAATGCTTTAGTTAAAACACCATCTGTTAAAGCCTTTGGCAAACGCGCTAAAGCGCCTACCGCTAAAATGCTAATTGATTGTGTAAGTGCCACTTGTGAAGCGGTTTGAACCGTGATGCCAATATCCACAATTTCGCCACCAAAAATAGGAACGAAATCACCATTAGAATCTTGAAGCGAAATAGTAATTGAATCGGTAATATCAATAGCAACTTGTGATTGGTCTAAGTTGATAAGAGTTAAATTACAATAACCAGCATAGGCCTGCTCGTAAATGTTTGTGCGGCCAGAAGTAATGGTTAAGTCGGAAAGAATATAATTGGTGTAATTAGTTCCATCAATAGTGACTTGCCATATAGGCTTAAAATCGCTCACTCAACCAAACCGCCTGCGCCGCCAGTGCCACGATAGAAGCTAGAGTTAAGAGTATTTACGATTGTGCGAGCGGTTCCCTCTGGATCAATAGCGCCAGATACATTGACCACAATAGGATTTTGGCTACTGATAGACATTGGTGTTGAGAATGGTTTAGCCCCTGCTGCAACGGTTGGGTTGCTTGTCGTGCCTGCGGTTCCGCCTGATGAGCCACCACCTGTTGTTGGAGTGCTAATGGTAGGAACTGACGGAATGCTAATTCCTGATGAGCCACCACCGACAGAGCTAGTTGAAACCTTAGGAATTGAAATAGATGGAGCGCTGACTGTTGGAATGGTTGAAATGTTAGGCAGAATTGGAATTGCATTGTAAGCGCGGATAAGAGCGTTAATACCAGCGATAGCGCCATTGACTAAAGTGGTAATGCCTTGCGCTACTTTGCCAATAATATCAATTACCCCTGCGGCTAGGTTTGCAACCAATTTAAGAGCGCCAGCAAAGGCACCAGTCAATAACGGCACCACATAAGTTCCAATAATCTCGCCAAAGGCTTGAAAGGCATCCTTGTTGCGCATAATCGCATTCATTACTGGATCTATTGCATTTAATTTTAGCCATTGGAAAGCAGGCGATAATTTGGTATCAATAAAATCAAATAGTTTAAGCAAGACTGGGATGACTGCATTGCCAATAGATTCTTGGAATTCAGCAAAGCGCTGGCGCATAATGTCGATTTTGCCTTGAAATGTTTCAGCGTTACGAGCAGCTGCACCGCCAAATAAATCACTTAGGCGTTGCTGGACTTCGGTAAATGACTTGCCTTTAAGTTCGGTTGCAGATAAGCCAATACCTAAACGACCAAGAGAAGTCATTTGGCCGTCATAGGCCTTACCTAGCGCATTAGATACGCTTTCTAGCGATAGACCGCGAGCCTTGCTAATATCCAGTGCGAGCGATAATAATTCTTGTGATTTGCTTAAATCATTTGTGGATAGCGATAGACGAGATAGAGCGCTTCTTAAATCTGTATCTGCAACGCCAGTGGCTAATTGCATCTTGCTAATGTATTTCTCAGTTGCCGCTATTTGGACATTAGTAGCCCCTGTGGCGGCTTGTAAGGTGCGAGCTAGTTGTGCCTGTGCCTGCTCATCTTCTATGGCCGCTTTAACGCCATCTACGCCCAATTTAACGGCATAAGCGGCTGCTGCTGCGGCTGCTGCGGCAAAGGCGGCCTTAGCGGCTGCGCCAAACTTTTCTACTTGCTTAGAGAAGCCAGAAGTGTTGGCATCTGCGACCGCTAAGTTCTTTTGGAAATTATCAATATCAGCAAGAAGTTTAAGCGTTAATGTTCTCGATGCTGCTGCCATTAGAAACTATCCCACTTTCTTGCTATCTTAGCGAAACCTGCTTCCCATTCTTTAACTATGTAAGGTTGCTCTTTGCGTAGCGTTGGATAAATAAACCAACCCTTAGAGCCACGACCCTCACGGCCTGACCAAACAGGAAACTGCTTATATTTATTAGATCCAAACTCATTGCCGCCCCAAAGCATTTGGGTTGTACCACCACCTGAGAAACGTTGGCTAGCAAAGCCAATAGATAGCTCGCCAATTTTTGATGACTTCTTAACGCGGCTACCCTCAGCAATACGAGTAGCGGCTTTGGAATCTTGCCCACGACCGCGAGCAGTAATTGTAATTTTATCTTTTAGATAAGAAGCAAGCCCGCCAGATATTTCTTTCGCTTGGGCTTGCCCCTCATCATCCATCGCTTTCAAAGCGCGAAATAGCGCACGTAGTTCGGTCTGGTCGAAAGCCAGTGCCTCATCCTGCGCCATGTTGCTCCTTTAGTAATTCCATTACTGTTTGTAAATCTTCAGCCGATTGAAACTCTGACGGCGGAATTCCAGAAGCTATTGCTAGTTCCCAGATTGCTCGGCTGATGCTTCCGACTGGATGGCTTTTGGGTTTGCTTCACCGACTATCACATCTAAAACACTTTCGCACCAAACCTCAAAAGGTTTGATAGGAGTAGCGCCTGCCGTTTCACGCTTCATAGCATGATAGGCAAGAAAGAGAAGATCATGCAGCCCAATCTTCTCTTGTGCCTGTGAAATTGTGTTGCCAGTCTTTAGCTCCCATTTAACCCACTCAGGCGGCTGCGCCACATAGGTTGCTTGTTTGCCATTTGTATATTCGATTGTAATTGGTAGTTTCATGCTCCCGATTCTTTCTATTAGCTAAAGGTTTCTGTAACAGTTCCTTGATAGACCTTGAAATTAAATGTAACTGTCTGCGCATCAATTCCAGCGCCACCTGCGGTTGGAAAGTCTGGCATGATGCCAAAGACAAACTGCGCGCCTGTGGTTGCAGTTAGTGTAACGCTGATTGATGTATCTGGTGCTGATTCTGCTGCTGCCCATAGAGCTTCGCATACTGAATCAGTTTTGCCCCAGTCAGCAAGCATTTCTAAGGCGAAAGTTCCACTAATGTTTGTGGTCTTATATGCTTCGCCATCGAGTGTTTGATAAGTCTGGCGCTCATTCACCTTTGTTAGCACCGCGCTTGTCGCTTGCGCCTCGATGTCTGTGCCACCAGTAAATGAGAGCGAAATGTTACGCCCTGTGATTACCTGTGTTGCCACGTTTTCTCCTTAGTTTGTTTGTGTGTAATAAGTGCTGATAGAAATATCTGAAACCAGCAAATATGTTGCTCCTACTTGCGTAACGCTTGGTCTTGTTACGTTACCAACGATGTAGGAAAGCGGTAGAGCTGCAAGTATTGAAATAACTAACTGCTCTAAATTATCTAGTGATCCAGCATTTGAGTAATAAGCAACGGCCGCGCTGATTGTGTAATTTACCTTAACACGGACTGAATCATCGCCAATGAATTCGGTTTCCATGTATGGCTCATCTGGCACAATAATTGCAGCAGGTGGGATAACTGTTTCTGGTGGCTCGGAATAGACGGAAGCTGCTACGCCACTTAGAGAAGTTTCTAAAGCACCTCGAATGTTAGTTGCAATAGATGATGGCATTAGCCAACCATGCCTGCTGCATCACGATATTGGCTTAGTAAAGCAGCTACTCTGTTAGCCAACGATCTACCCATTCTGTAAGGTGTAGGCTGGAAGTCCACGCCCTCTATTTGCCCACCTGCTGCGGTTATTGATTGGAATACTTCTACTGAAACGATTGTGATTGCGCTTTCAATTGCCGCATTAGATGCATAAAGAATTGCGGCATCTTTTCCACTTACGTAGGCGCTTCCAGCTGGTATAACTGGTGTCCAGTCTGCGTCAGCTTCGTTTGTAGCAAACGAAAATTCGTATTCCTTGCTAATAGTGTCTGTAATGGTTTGCGTGCCATTTAATGCGCTTGCAACGCTGCCAATGACTACGCTTTGACCTGCCTTGAACTCGTTAGGCAATAATGTTTCCATTACGCAAGTTCCATTTTCAATTCTGTATTGAGCAATAGAATTTGAATAAGATTGCAATAACGGCAAAATTGTAAGTTCAGCAGTATCTATAATTCCTGTTAAATATGCATCTGAATAAAGGGAAGACGAAACGCCAAGTACCGACCTCAATTGGGCTACTGTGATGATGCTTGGCATTTCGTTTCCTTTCTTAACTACTCGGGAGCGAGATAGTTAATTACTGACTAAGCAACCGCGAAGCGGCGCACGCCCTTACCTGATTTCGCTACATATAGAGCTAAGTAGCCGTATAGTGCGATTTCTACTTCACCTGATGTTAGGACATTAACGCGAAGTTGGGTTGTTGGTGATTCCCAAGCATAAACAGATGCAGGTGCAATTAAGAACGCTGAATCATCTGAAATGCCTGATGCTGAGATATTGTGATCAACGATTAGGTCAGTGCCTAGAACGTTTCCACGAACTGATGATGCTACTGCAACGCCTGATGCGTTGTAAGTTGCGCCTTGTGCTGAGTAAAGTGCGCGG